ATAGAGCGGGGCAACTCCTTCAGGAGGTGACGTTATACTCTTTATATATATAACTTTCTCTTTCTCTTTCTCTTGTACCAAAGGGGCTTGGCTACCCCCTTGCGTACCCCCTATGCTACCCCCTTCAATATGCTCTATTAAACCCCCTTCAATAGGACTACCTAAAAGGTCTGTTTTCATTTTCTGCTTATATCCGTTTACGCTCTGTTCTATGTGGTGTCGTTGACTTTCGTAGCAGATATTAACAATAAAATTTAGCCCCTTGGGGTCTTCGTCTATAAACTGCTTGTTTAGAATTGAAAGTAAAAAATTAAGCTTGTCTTTATCGTTGCTTAATTCATTTAAAACGTCGTAATAACTTCTCAGGAAGTTAAACGCTCTTCTTTTGGTTGGTTTTTTTGCCATTTCGTATCACGGTTTTTTTGTAGGTATAAAAGGGTAGGTCGTGATACATTTTTGAGATGTCCTACCCTTATACCAAATATCTTTGTGTTAAAATAATGTATCACGGCAGCAAATATAATAATACAATCCGAATAAAAAAATAAATTTGTATTAAAATGAAAATAATTTTAAAAGACCTTCCTAAGATTAGCCTTAACAAGTGGTACGCTGGTATGCATTGGACTAAGCGTAAGAAAATAAAAGACAATTACACTTTAATAGTTAAAAGCCAGTTTAAGGAAGTGCTGCCAGCCTCAGAGAGTTACAATACTGAATACCACTTCACTTTTAAGAGCAGACCTTTAGACGCTTCTAACTGCGTAGCTATGGTAAAAATGATAGAGGATATAATATTTGAAAGCGACGGCTACAAAGTAATTAAGAGTATTTTAATTACAAGCACTAAAGGAGCTGAGGATGTGGTCGAAATAAAAATAAATAAAAAATAGTTTGGTATTAAATATTAATACATATATTTGCCCTCATATTAACAATAACAAAATGACAAAATTACAAACACTACACGCTCAAATAGACAAAGAGTACCAAAGAATTGATATGCTTAACAGAACACTTAGCAGCGGCTCTTTAGACTTCTACGATTTTATAAACGCAGAGATAGCAGAAGCTAAGGACTTAATTACAAAACTAAAAGCAGAATTTAATTTAGAGTATATTAAATAATTATGAACGTAAAAGCAAACCAAAAAGACCGCACCTTCACTATAAGAGTAAAGGATAACAAGTACCGAACCTCAAAATTTTCAAAAGCTACTTTCGAGGAGCTTGAGCATAATACAGACGCAGACTGGTTTAATTTTTTAGCTACATCTAACTGTTATTATTTAGTAAAATGAATAGACTACAAATAACCTTCGCACCTAAAGACTTTACCGCTGGCTCTGAGTGGTTAGAGGAGAATAGCACAAAGCTCGGATTTAGTTATGACGAGTACCAAGATATTTACGAAAGTGAGGATATGCTATACAATATCGAAAAAGAGTTAGAGGCTTCAGGATTAAAATACACTTTATACTAATATGAAAGAACAAATATTAAAAGTAGGAACAATATTAATGCCGCTTGGGTTTATGGTGGCTTTAGTAGACTGCAAGGTTTATGCAGCGATTAATTTTGTAATAGGTTTTGTATGCTTATTAGAACTTATAGACGTAAAATTAAAAGAAAAAAATAAACCTACAAGTTAACCTTGTATTAAAACTAAACACTATATTTGCAAAACAATTAAACACAATGATAATAGATTTAAACTTAGAAGAACGCAGCTGGGTAGCTATATGCCTTGAGGATAAAATTACCTCAGCAGAAAAAAACTTTCAAGCTACCAAAGATTGCTACTGGTCTGACCAAGTAGAGGCTTTAACCAAAATTACCAAGAAACTATAATGAAATTTCAACCATACATAGGAAAGCAATTAACAAGAGCTATAAAGGCTAACACTACTCGAGCAGAACGCCAGGTAGTAGCAGAGAGGCACATAATAAGTGTACACACTCTTAACACCGTTATAAGCGGAGAGCGTAAGATAACAGATTTTAACGAGCCAGCTCTAACCGATATAATAAAAGTAGCTATACGAAACGCTAATAATAACGGCAAGACCTTAGCAGACTACTACCAACAAAAAGAGGCAGCCGTAGCTACCCCTCTAAACAATCATTAACAATAACAACACAAAAATAAACAATTATGACAATATACAATAAACTTGCCGCCGTTAAAAAAGAGATAGGAGCTATTTCTAAAGACGAAACAAACCCTTTTTTCAAATCTAAGTACTTTGACATCAACGGGCTTTTAAGACATACAGAGCCACTATTACAAAAGAACGGTCTACTACTACTCCAGCCTATTTTAAATGGCGAGGTAAGCTCTCAAATTATAGACACCGACTCAGGCGAAAGCGTTACCAGTTCAATAGCTTTACCTAATATGGATGACCCGCAAAAGTTAGGCTCTGCGGTTACTTATTACAGACGCTACACCCTACAAAGTCTTTTAGGCTTACAAGCTGAAGATGACGACGCTAACTCCGCAAGCCAAGCGGTAAAAAGTAGTAAGCCTTGGATTAATGAAAACGATAACGTTTGGAAAGCTGCTCTTGTTAAAAAAATAACTCTTGCAATGCTTAGAGAGCATTATTCTATAAGTAACGTAAACGCTCAAAAATACGAGAATGCAATTAAAGGAATTTAAGCAAAGAGCCTCCTCGGCTGGCAAACTAATGACTAACCCTCGCTCTAAAGGCGAGGTGTTAAGTCAAACCACTAAGAGCCACCTACAAGAGTGGTTAAAGTCTGAGCTTTACGGCATACGTAAGCAAATCAAAAGTAAGTATCTCGACAAAGGTAACGCAGTAGAAGACTCAGCAATAGACTACGCAGCCTCAGAGCTTGGATGGTTATTCGCTATAAAAAACGAAGAGTTTTTCGAGGATGAATATTTCTGCGGAACGCCTGACGTAATGTTAGACGACACAATAGTAGATATTAAAAGCTCTTGGGACTGTTTTACCTTCCCGCTATTCGAAGACGAGATACCAAACTCAGATTACTACTACCAATTAATGGTATATATGCACTTAACGGGCAAACGTAAAGCTACCCTTTGCTATGTTCTTATGAATACTCCCGAGCATTTAAGCTACGACGAACCACAAGACTACTCAGAGGTAGAAAGTAAATATCGGATTAAGACTTTTGACATAGAATACGATATAGAAGTGATAGAAAAATTAATAGAGAAAGTTAAAATTTCAAGGGAATATATAAAGAGTTTAATATGAGTGAGAGAATAATGAAGAGAGAGCTGGGCGAGGCTAAACAAACTATAATATCTATGGGAATGCTTATAGCAGACTACGAGAAGGCTTTAAAATATAGGGGCTATATGGATAAAAGGATAGAAAGTATGCGAAATAAGCACAACCTGGGTACTACTATGCAAATGAGCAACGGCGAACCGCTATACTTTGAGCGAATAATGGAGGTAGTGTCAATGTACTACAATGAAACCAAAGAGGATATAAGAGGCACTAAACGCCCTCGTAACTTAGTAGACGCTCGACATATGTTTTGCTATTTATCCAAGCAAAATACCTCAGCTACTTTAAAAGAGATAGGAGCTTACATAGGAGGCAAAGACCACTCTACCGTACTTCACGCAATAGACAAAATAACAGACCTATTACAAAGTGATAAATTAATGCAACGAGACTACAACAAAATAATCCAATTTATAAAATGAAAAACGCAACTAAACAAGTAGAGCAACTGCTCAGAGATTACCCTGAGACTCGAGATAATTTTAAAAAGTTAATACGCAAAGCCTTGCAAGAGGTCTACGGAATTAACGTACTATCTGCCCTGATTATTGCAGAGCATTACAAAGCCGTAGAGACTATCCTACGAGCTAACCGCAAAGCCCAGCTAAATAACGAGGAGTTAAGAGGTGCTAAACGTAAGCACCGCAAAGAGGTAATAAGCGAACAAATTAAAAAGGATTTAGGGTACTAATGAATATAGACAAAAAATTAAATGCTGGACAGAAGCTTTATTTAATGGCAATAGCTATGCAAGCTGAAATGGACGAGTGCGGTATAAAAAAAACGCACCCTTTTAGAAAATCAGTAACCTCTTACGAGTTATGGATAAAAGAACAAAGTAGCGTAGTGGAGCTTTTAAGCTCAGAGGCTCACGCTAAAGCGGTACATAATTTTAACGTAATAATAGATAGTATTACAATAGGAGATTTAGCTCACGAAATAGGTGAATTTACAGTAGAGAGATGAGCTTGAATATAAAACTAATCCTAATAGTAGCTATATCTGCTACGCTATTTATTACAACTTTGATTCATATATCAAAGCAAAAAGAAGCTACCCAGCCTCCAAGAGTTATTACCCTAAGCAATACCGACACTATATATAAAAAAATAGAAAAAATTAAACTAAAATCTGACACAATTATTTTAAAATATGAGACACAAATCAATACTTATCGTAACGCTTCTACTACTAACAAAATTAGCTTATTCGCAGACCGTATTAATAGATGAGTCTGGAGATACGACTATCTGCATAACCTTGCCGCAGATGGATAGGGTCTATATTGAACTAATCCAAAAGGATAGCTTATTAGAGCAAGCCATTTTAAGCCACTCTAAAGAGGTTTTATTGTATCAGGTAATAGATAGTGCCAAAAAGGATATAGAGTTCTTAGAAACGCTTGTATATGCCATTGATAGCGAAAATTTAGGTCTGCATTTGGAAAACGAAAACCAAAAGACTCAAATTAGGACAAATCGAACCATCTCTTTTATTAGTATTGTAACCCTATTTTTATTTATTGCGTTATGAGCTTAATTAGGAATAGCAAGCAAGTAAAGCAAGCTATTGATTTTAGCGGCATACAAAACGGTAAGATACATCCTTCAGATATAGACGCAGTATTAGAGTTCGACAACCAGGTTTTAATATTAATAGAGGTTAAGCGTATAGGTAACGATATACCTACTGGGCAGCGTTTATTATTAGAGCGTCTTTGTGACTCCTGGCATACCGATAAAAGTATAGTGCTAAAAGTGGTACATAATTTC